AGAAGTACCATGCGTACCTGTGTTCATGGTAATCGGATATCGCGTAAGATGGTTGAGCGATTGAAGGAGATGGAGGGAGAGAGTGCTATTGCGGAGGAGATCGCAGAAGTGGACGCTATGATCGAGGAGGCGAAGAAGCCCAGGGTTGTGGTGGTCGAGGAGGGCGAGAGACGCATGGCACGGGTATATGGCATCCCCTCGAATAAGTTTTTACGACTGATTGAGTTTCGTGACGGGACGAAGGGCAAGGTTAGGTGCAAGCCCGGTAAGTATTATGTGGGTGATGAGATGCGTGTGAAAGACGCGGGTAATGGCATGTGGGAGATCGTTTGATGTGGATAATACCCAAAACATTATCAGCTTTTGTACAGGATACGGAGGGATTGAACTTGGACTTAGAAGAGCGGGCGTGGATGTTAGAGTCGTCTGCAATGTGGAGATCGAAGCCTTCGTCCAAGCAAACCTGGTTGCGAAGATTGAAGAAGGGCGGATGGATAACGCCCCTATCTACTCGGATCTTAAAACCTTCCCAGCAGAAATATTTCGAGGAAAAATTCACGGAGTCATTGGTGGATATCCCTGTCAGCCGTTCAGTAGCGCGGGGAAGCGAAAAGGAGAAGAAGACCCAAGACACTTATGGCCATACATCCGACAGCATGTCCGGGCAATTAGACCTGTTTGGTGCTTTTTCGAAAATGTCCGAGGCCACACCACGATGGGGCTATGGCGAGTCCTGTCCGATTTGGAAGAAGATGGTTACCGAACGGAATGGGGATTGTTCAGCGCGGAGGAAACAGGCGCGCCTCACCAACGCATCCGAGTCTTCATCCTGGCCTACCGCGACTGCGAGGGATCACAAGGGATGCTACAAGACTTTGGTTCGCAAGGACGGAAAACCGAGGGGCGATCTACTGCCCGATGCGGTGAACATAGCGGAGCAGAATTGGCCAACACCAACTGCGATGAGCAGACCGAGGAGCGAGGAGACCATGGAGAAGTGCTTGAAGTTTCGCAAGTCGAAGGGCAAGAACTCAGTCCCACTTTACTTGGAGGAGAAAGTACGCAAGGAGGAGAATTGGCCCACACCGCGAGCCGGGAACCCCGGCAGTCGCAAGCCCGGAACGGGGGGCAAGATATTGGCGGAGGAAGCGAAGAAGAATTGGCCGACTGCGACAACCAACGATGCGACAGGGAGCAAATATCAGTACAGTCAGGGCGATCACAACAAGAAGGTGCTGAAATTATGCGGAGCAGTAGAGCAACACGCTGGCCCGCCCGCCCAGGAGAAGAGCAGTACGAGTGGGAAGAACCACGGGTCGTGGCCGACTGCTCGGTCAAGCGATGCGGAGGGCGGAAGGATAAAGACGGAAAGGACGGAGAAGGGATTTCGGAGCAAGAGGGAGAAGAGCGATCAATACTTCGGGGCGAAATTGAGGGATGCAGCGGAGATGGAGAAACCACCCACGATGAAGCTCAATCCGAATTGGGTGGAGCAGTTGATGGGCTTACCCATCGGGTGGACAGACTTAGGCTCCTGGGCAACGGAGTCGTCCCACAAACCGCAGAATTAGCGTGGAAATCACTTTGGAGGAAGATCAATGGGTAATTTCTTAGGCTGGGCGAGTTACGATATTAAGTGGCGGTGCGATCATTGCGGGGAGGAATGCGACCCCGAAGACGCACATGAACACGATGATTGCGAGGATGAAGAGGAGCAAGATGCCGCTGGATAATGAACATTTCGAGGTATCGGATTGGGATTACTTCTTCTCGAAGTGGCCAAGCTATTCCGAGGTGCTGGATGGATGGCATAAGTTTTGGGGAAACACGGAACTTATCCGAACATATCGCGATTCCAATGGGCGATCACTTAGGGACAAGGACGGCAAACCGCTGGTCACACGATCCACGAAGTCAAGACAGATGCCAATCAGTAATGGCGTATCCGACTACATGAACTATGCAAGACCCAAAGGACCAAATTATACACGAGACTAAGGTCTTACTGCATCGCTGGGACGCGGAATGCGATCTTGATGAGATAGGTATCGCGAAGGCAGTAATGCTGGGGATTAACGATTGGCTGGAGAGGGAAGTAGCGGAGTTTGAATTTGAGATAGAGTTTGAGGAGGACGAAGATGAGTAAAGAGCCTGTTAATATATTCAAGCCAACGGGTAACACTTTGGAGAGTTGGCCACAATGGGTCACCCGCTTAATCAAGGTGAACCAGGAGTTACGCGAAGAGATTGCTCAGTTAAAGAAGCAACTCGCGGAAAAGAAGGATGGATGAACCAAAGAGTAAGAGCGGGTTGTCATCCGATCTTTTGGATAAAGTACGGAAGAGCGATACCCGAATCAGCACAAGAATTACCACGGTGCGACTTGAGAGACTTGGGACCCCAATGCTTGAAATTAGACCAAGAGACATTGGAACGGATCAGGAGGGATGGGCAATTGGTAAAGAAGAAATCCCGTGCCAAACGCTCGAAGACGCAATCGTGATTGGATTGGAGATATTAGCGAGAGGATGATTCGCACAAGGTATGAAAGTCAGACTGACCTTGCGAATGAGCGTAAGGTGGAGGCTTTTTTATCGAAGCAATGGGGTTGTTGTTTTCACAAGCTAAACCCGATTAAGTGGAAGATTGATTACCTTATTCAATGCGGGGATCGGTATAGTTGGGCGGAGTTAAAGTGCTTGAATATAAGGTATGGGCAGTATCCGTTTATGATTTCTTACAAGAAGATCGAGGCGGCCAAGTTATTGCATGATACTTCTAGGAGAAAATTTAATCTGATCTTCAGATGTTCGGATGAGTTGTGCTATCACACCTGGGACTTCAGTAAGGATTATAAATTTGAGTGGGGTGGCCGCACAACCGCTACTCGCGATTCACAGGATATAGAGCCTGTATTTCGGGTTTACCCGGAACAATGTAAAGTAGTGGAGGGATTCAATGCCTAAGATAACCTACGCCGATGAGATAGACGCGAACTTCGGAATCCCGTGGACGAGCGATCTGAAGTTTGACAAGGGCGAGTTAGCATGTGCGTTAACCGAGGAGCAAATTGATGCGTTACCCCCTGAGCGTGCGGAGATGCTTAGTCGCCTACTGATTGACCAACCTCAGTCGGAAAAGGAAGACCCTATCCAATGGGGATGGACATTACCCGGTTGGCGTAGGGTGATGGAGAATTGGAAGGATACGAAGATCCATGTCTGCCTCGGAGGCAATCGTTCGTCCAAGTCCATTTTCGCGTCTCGTATGCTGGTACACTTAGCGCAATCAATCCCCGAAGCTGAGATTCGTTCGATGCATGTCACGGAGGAGCGAAGCATATCGGATGCGCAGAAGTATATTTGGCAAAGTTTACCAGCACGCTACAAGCGGACAAAGAAGAAGAGCGATAATCATAGTTTGCAGTACACGCAGAAGAACGGATTTAATTCTGCGAAAGCGATCTTACCGCCCACCACTCCAGGTGCGGAGCGTGGAAGTACGATATACTTTAATAATTATCGGCAGTATATGGCAGATCCTCAGATATTCGAGGGTTGGTCTGCTCATGCAATTCATCTTGATGAAGAAGTACCTGAGGGTATCTTTAATACATTGCTCGGCCGCACGGTGGACTTCCACGGACGGCTGATTTTGACTTTCACAACTCTTCAAGGCTGGACACCTTTGATCAATAGCTTACTCAAGGGAGCGGAGACGGTGAAGTCCCGCTACAGCGAAATCCTCGACAGGGAATTACCTACTGAGCAGATATGTCACAATTGGCCTGACTGCCGTATCTATTACTTTTGGACTCAAGAGAATCCATTTATTGATGGTCAGGAATTGATCCGCACCTATTCGAGGCAACCACTCGAAACCAAGCTCGCTCGTTTGTTCGGCATACCATCCAAGGCGATGGAGGGGAGATTCCCGAAATTCAATAGGGAAACCAATGTAATCCCGCACGAAAAAATCCCCTTCATCGCCGACCCTTCCTTGCCATGCACGCGGTACTTCGTGTGCGATCCGGGCGGAAGCAAGCCGTGGGTGGCGATATGGGCGGCAGTCATGCCGGATGGGCGGATATTCATATACCGCGAGTTCCCTGACAGCACGATGGGGCAATGGGCATTACCACATGTCAATGCATTGGGCAAGAGTGTGGGCAAGCCTGGTCCCGCCCAGCGTCCACTAGGTTGGGGATACGAGGATTACCGTAACCACTTCGAGGACTTGGAGGATGGTGAGGATATATTTGAGCGTATTGTGGACCCCCGCATGGGAGCCGCCACGGTGCGAACAAAGGAGGGAGAGAGTAACATCATTAACCAAATGGCAAACTTGGACTTTGTGTTTCGTCCCGCTCCAGGCGTGGATATCGAGGCGGGTATTGCCAAGATAAATGATGCATTATCATGGGATGATTCCGAGCCTATGACTCCTCGTAATCGCCCAAAGCTCTACATATCAGACAATTGCGACAATACAATTACCTCGCTCCTTGAGTACAGCGGGCAGAGTAGGGGGGAGCATTTTAAGGATCAGATCGATTGTATCCGCTATTTACTCGTCAGCGGAGCCGAGCATATCACAGGTGCGAGCCTCCAATGCACAGGTGGTGGCGGGTATTAAGTTGACGAGTCAAGGACAAAAAGCTACATTGTGCTACGCATGCACAATTCCTCTGATCCCGAACTCTTGTTCGT